TGTGGGTAACATGGCTGGACTAGAGTTTATAACAAAAGGTCCTAAGATGATAGGCAGTTACAGATAAATGGATAACAAAATAAAAGATATTCTTTATAAAGAAACGCACAGGCAGAATAATACCATTGAGCTCATAGCAAGTGAAAACTATGCCAGCGAAGCAGTAATGGAATTGAGCGGAAGTATATTTACAAATAAGTATGCTGAAGGCTATCCAGGTAAACGTTACTATAACGGTTGCGACCATATGGATGAAATTGAAACTATGGCAATCGAAGAAGTTACTAAACTGTTTGGTTGCAACTTTGCTAATGTACAACCACATTGTGGTGCTAATGCCAATACAGCAGTATTCCAAGCATTTTTAAAACCTGGTGATACAATACTAGGTATGGATTTAGCAAGTGGTGGACATTTAAGCCATGGCAGTAAGCCAAATATATCAGGTAAAGTTTACCAAGCACACCATTATGGTGTTAATAGTAGAGGTATGTTAGATTATGATGCTATAATGAAACAAGCAAAAGAAGTTATGCCTAAAATGATTATAGCAGGTGCTAGTGCGTATCCAAGACAAATAGTGTGGTCTTACTTTAGACAAATAGCAGACGAAGTAGGAGCATATTTACTTGTTGACATGGCACACTACTCAGGACTTATAGCAGGCAAGTGTTACGATAGTCCTATTCAGTATGCTGATGTAGTTTCAAGTACAACACACAAGACGTTACGCGGTCCTAGGGGCGGTATTATACTGTGGAACAATGAGGAATACAGCAGACGTATTAATAGTGCAATCTTTCCAGGAACACAGGGCGGACCATTAATGAATATGATTGCCGCAAAGGCTCAATGTTTTGTAGAGGCTAATACAAAAGAGTTTGAGGACTATGCTCACAATGTTTTACTTAATGCTAGAGCATTTGCAAATCAACTTACAGCAAACGGATTTAATTGCTTGACAGGAGGCACGGATTCGCATATAATATTACTTGATTTAACAAATAGAGGAATTAGCGGAAAAGATGCGGCTGACCAATTAGAAGTGTCAGGTATTACTGTTAATAAGAATGGTATTCCAGATGACCCAAGAAGTTTTACAGAAACAAGTGGTATCAGATTAGGTACTGCGGCTGAAACAACTAAAGGACATGACGCTGACTGGTTTATACAACTAGCAGACAAGATTGCAGATATTATATAATGAAAATAAACTTTGATGTAGACATTGATATGGCAGACAGAGATAAGTTTTTAAAACTTGTTGATGTTATTCCTGCTAGTATCAAACGTGATGGCGAATATACAAAGCACAACACAGGTGTCTACTTTCAACCTATACCAAACTTTCCTTTAGAAGGTTACAGCACAATAGACCACAAGGAAGCAGAAGAGTTAGGTTACTTTAAAGTTGACTTTCTAAATAACCATGTGTACGAACAAATAGAAGATGAAGCACATCTAGATAAACTGCTAAACACAGAACCAATGTGGGAGTTGTTTGGACACAAAGAGTTGGTAGAACAGTTATTTCATATTAGCAATCATTATGAAATTGTAAAACAACACATGCCTACAAGCATAGAACAGTTAGCAATGATACTTGCATTAATAAGACCAGGTAAAAGACATTTAGTAGGAAATACTTGGGAAGTAATTGAGAAAGAAGTGTGGCAAAAAACAGAAGATTATTTCTTTAAAAGAAGCCATGCAATAGGTTATGCAACATTAATTGTTGTACAGTTAAATCTAATTGTGGAACAAGCAGGAACTACTCGTTAGGAACTTTCTTAACTAACTGAATACTGCGTCTTTTAATTCTCTTCTTAAGTATATTCTGCATACTTGTAACAGGTCCAAATAATATCTCAGTTTCTTTATTCATAAACGTTCTTAAACAATGATTGAATTCTTGCATCTCATGAAATAGAAATACATCGATAGGTAGCATACGGTTTGATTCCCACCACCATAAATCTGCATGTTCTAACATTAATTTACGTTCTTCATTATTTCTACATTTTTCAATATCGTAAAAACTTATAATTTGACCGTCTCTATTTTGTACAATTCCGACATATTCGACGTCATTGAACTCTAAACCTGTAAGGAATGGGAATTTTTCTTGTAAATCTGTGTGTTTAGTCATCAAACATATTTATAAGTAACTAAGATAAATACATATATTAAATGGAAGATAAAATATGTCGTATGGAAGTACAAATACATTATACATTTTAGGAAACCCGTCAGTAGACTTAGTATTAACGTCTGACGGAATAACAGTGGACAATAGACCAATGAATCAAAATAAACTAACAGTACATAAAGGGTTCGATTCTCAATTGAACTTTTTTGTGAGAAATAGAGATAGAGTTTTACAAAACTTATCAACTAAGACACTATATGCTAGTGTTATAAACCCAAATACAAATAAAAGAGTTATATTCAAACAACTTGAATTAATTAATAGCGGAACAACCGGAGAAGCAAAACTTAGTTTTGTACCTGGTGATTTAGCAGATTTGAGCCCAGGGTTATATCAAATTAGTATTAGTGAAAGTAGTGATAGTGGTGTAACACAAAGTCCTTTGTATGCAAACCAAAACGACAGAATTATTACAGACTTAGAAATTAGAAGTCAACTAGAGTACGATCCAATTCCAACGCAAACACAAATAACATTTCAAGACCAAGGCTCTAATGTTTTTGTTACAAGTGCAATGTACGGTAATCAAGACCAAAACTTTAAACACAGTCAACATACCATTGGTATGTACATGACTGACTTTGTTGGTATTGTTACTATACAAGGTTCTGCTTTATCTAGTACACCAACACAGGATAGTGATTGGTATGACATTAACGTTCAAGGTGATTCTGGACAATCAGTTGTTCCTTTCACTACAGCATTTAGTGGAATAGATGCTTATAATTTCACAGTCAACACCAATTGGGTTAGAGTCAAATTCGACAAAACCTCAGGTTCTTTAGATAAAGTTTTATTAAGAAATTAGTTGACTTTACATAGAATGGTGTTATAATAGTTTTGTTATGCATCATCATGAACTCGTAGACAACGTACATCGATTACTTATGGACAATTTGCCGTTAAATAATGGCAAAACTCCTAGTGGCTGGACTACATTCAATTGTCCAATGTGCAGTGATAAAAGAAAACGTGGTGGTGTAATACAAAGCAATGCTAAGATAAGTTATCATTGTTTTAACTGTGGATTTACAACAGGCTGGGCTCCAAGTCCTAAACTAGGTGGTAAGTACAAAAAGTTATGTGAAACGTTGGGTGTGCCAGTTACTGACATACACAAAGTTGTATTAGACTTAATGAAGCATAGTGAAGAACTAGAAATAGAAGAAACTAGCGATTATGTTTATACAGCGGCTAGTTTCAAAACACATACCTTACCAGACGAAACTACTTTAGTAGAAGATTTACCAGACGACCACAAAGTTAAACAGTATGCAATAGAACGTGGACTATTAGGAAACTTTCCTTTGTTGCATATTAACAATAGCATGTACAATGCCAGGCTAACCATTCCTTTTATGTATAACAATCAATTAGTTGGTTGGACTGGCAGACATGTAAACCCACCTAACAAAGAAACTGCAAAGTATTTGTTAAACATGCAAAGTGGATATGTATTTAACATAGACAAGTTTGTTGACAGCGACAGAGACTTTGTTGTGGTTGTTGAGGGTGTATTTGATGCTATACTCATAGATGGTATTAGTGTATTAGGAAATGGCGTTACGGCAGAGCAGGCTCACCTTATTGACAAACTAAATAAACGTGTTATACTTTGCCCTGATAGAGATGAAGCAGGTAAAGAACTTATTGAAAAAGCAATTGAATTAGGATGGGAAATAAGTTTTCCACCTTGGAGTGCAGAATGCAAAGATGCCGCTGATGCTGTTGGTAAGTATGGCAGACTTCTTACACTTGCGAGTATTGTAAAACATGCAAGTAGCAATAAGATTAAGAATCAAGTAAAGGCAAAAATGTTATGAAAAAAACATTATTAATAAACGGATGCAGTTGGAGTGGAGGACATGAAAACATTCATGACGAGAATGGTAATTTGAATCCACAACCTAATTATGTATGGCCCAATAAATTAACATCTAGAATACCCGACTATTCAATTACAAATTTAGCAATAGGTGGTAATAGTAACGATAAAATTCTTAGACGGGCTATAGAGTTTATAGACAGTAATTCTGTTGATGCAGTTATAATACAATGGACAGCAATGCATAGAAAAGAGGTATACTTTGAGCCAGTAGGAGAATGGGGTAATCTGTGTAACTATTTTGAATTAATAGACCCTACAGATAAATTACAAACTACTAATAAAGCATATACAGATAAAATTATGTATGCAATGCATTTCGATAAAAATGTAGAATACACTGAGTCAGTGTTAAATACAATAGATAAAGTAACAAAGTCAGCAACAGATGATTACTTTTGGCAATACAGTGAAACAGATTATGTTGTAAAATACTTTCAACAACTATTAGTTTTACAAACGTATTTAGAAAATAAATGTATACCGTATATGTTTACATCTATGAATGGTAGTAGTCATTTACCGCTTATGATTAACAAGGTTGGTGTAGAAACTGATTATGAAAAGATACTGGCAAGCCAATTAAATTTAAACAATTGGACAAAAAGACCATTATCTTTTATGGTAAGAGATGATATAGATGATACATTACATCCAACATCAAAAGGTCATCAAATAATTGCGGCAGAACTTACTAGGGAGTTTAAAAGAATAAATGGATAATATAGAGAACTACACAGAAGAAATACAAGAGATGTATTTAAACTTCTTAATTACTGATCCAGAATTGTTTGTGAGAGTAAACAATATTGTTGAGCCTTATATGTTTAATAAAAGGTTTCAAGATGCAGTTAAATTTTTAAAACAACATAGTGAAGAATATAGTGCTATTCCTACTATTGACCAAATTAAAGCAACAACAGGATTAGAACTAGAACGTATAGAGGGACTAACATCTAATCATTCAGATTGGTTTTTAGATAGTTTTGAAAGATTTTGTAGGCATAAAGGATTAGAGAAAGCAATACTTGATAGCACAGACCTATTAGAAAAAGCAGATTATGGTGCAGTAGAAAACAAAATTAAAGAAGCAAGTCAAATTAGTCTTGTAAAAGACTTAGGTATTGAATACTTTGAAAATCCTAAAGAAAGATTACAACACATTAAAGCACAGGCTGGTTCGGTTAGCACAGGCTGGAAAATGTTTGATAGAAAATTATATGGCGGACTAAACAGAGGAGAGATAACAATCTTTGCTGGTGGTTCTGGTGCAGGTAAGAGTTTGTTCTTACAGAACTTAGGAGTTAATTGGGCATTAGCAGGACTTAATGTTGTTTACATTAGTTTAGAGTTAAGTGAACAACTAATTAGTATGCGTCTTGATGCAATGATTAGTGAATATAGCACAAAAGAAATAATGCGTAACATGGATGATGTTGATTTAAAAGTGCGTATGAAAGGTAAAGGTGCTGGTAAGTTCCGTGTTAAGCAAATGACTAGTGGTGTTAATGCAAACGACATTAGAGCATACGTTAGAGAGTATGAAATAAATGCAGATATTAAAGTAGATTGTATTTTAGTTGATTACTTAGACTTAATGAGTCCTATTAGTGCTAAAGTAAGTCCAGGAGACTTGTTCATCAAAGACAAATATGTATCTGAAGAGTTGCGTAACTTAGCAATGGAATCTAAAACATTATTTGTAACAGCATCGCAGTTAAACAGAGGTGCAGTAGAAGAAATAGAATTTGACCACCACCATATTGCAGGTGGTATTAGTAAAATACAAACAGCAGATAATGTTGTAGGTATATTTACAAGTAATGCTATGAGAGAACGTGGCAGATATCAAATACAGTTTATGAAAACACGTTCTAGTAGTGGGGTAGGTAGTAAAGTAGACTTAAAATTTAATCCAGATACACTTAGAGTAGAGGATTTAGATGAGGAAGATGAAGATTCAATGACAATGACTACTGGAAGTCTTATAGACCAACTAAAAAGAGGTAACACTATAAAAACAGATGAGCCAGAAACTACTAATACAATTAGTACTGCATTAAACATGCAGGAGTTTATGAAGAAAAACGACCTTTAAATGATAAATATGCATATAACATTAGGAAACAAGTAAATGTCAGAGAGAAAATCGAGAAGTATATTAGAAGAATTAAATTCTATTAGTGTAGACAGAAGTCGCCACCACGTTCTCGAAAATAGAGTTGAACACCTAGTGTCTAGTGCAGAAAATATCAAAGCAATATTGCGTGAAGCATATAGTCCAGAAGAAGCATTAGACTTAGAACGTAGATTAATTAATTCAATTAAATCAGGTGATTCAAAAAAATTCTCTCGAGGCATTAAAAAAGTTGTCAACGAGAGTGAATCAAATGAGAAGTAAGGATATTATATCAGAAGTTCCTGCATCAGCACAACATAGAGATGCAATTAGATCCAAGCAAAAAAGGGACTATAAAAGGCACGACCAACAACAGGCAAACAAAGCCAATACAGATTCAATTGCCTCCGGTGGCAAAAATACAAGAGTTCAACAATTCAAACTGGACAAAGCCGCAAAGGCTAGAGACGCCAAATCTAAAGTAGGAGGTGATGTTAGCGACTTTGCAAAACAAAGATTCAAAGTAGGCAATATCCAATCAGACGAAAACGGATTATTTTACCAATACACAGAAAATGGGTGGCTTGAAGTTACTGGTGTAAGTTCTAAAGATGGTAAAACAACTGGAACTCCAAAAGCAGTACCAGGAGCAAGACCTTTACCTCAAGGAGATGCATTAGCAAAACAACTTACTGGTAAAGCACAAGGCAAAGACCAAACAGGTTTCATAGACAAAATGAAACAAAAAGCCGGCGATGTTGTTAATAAAGCAATAGGCGGACCACTTGCTAGTAAGACTGCTAACGACCCAGATGCTACAACAGGACAAAAATTAGGTGCTAAGTTTGGTGCAGGTATTGGCAGAGCAATGTCACATGCTTTTAAGAAGGGCGACCCAGCACCTAAAAAGGCTATGACTAAGATGGGTAAACTTGATATGAAGGCATTCCAAACAAGGATAATGCAACCAGAACAACCACCAGAGCAAAAATTAAAACTTGCACAAGACATGGTAGCACAACTTGTACAAATGCATAGCAAAAATCAAGATGTTAATAACTACTTAAATACTGTAGGTCCTTTATTAAAACAAAGCGGATTAAACAAAACTAACCCACAAGAGTATCAAGCAATGGTTACTCAAGCAAGAGGTTTAAGAACTGAAGCATATCAATATATGAATAAGGTACTTGAAGCAGTAGGCTTAACATGGGAAGACTTAGGTTATAAAGTTATTATATCTGAAACTATTACGGATCATGTTGTTATAATTCCAATACATGATATCCAACTTTCAACTATTAAAAAATTAGCAGGTTTATAAAATGCGTTTTCAAGAGTTCACAAAACCTCTTGTTACTAGTATCTTAACAGAGAGTGCTATTGCAGAAGCAGAAGGCAAAAACACTCACTTAGAACATTTGGAAGATAACATATTCAATAAAGGATATGACGGCGCCAAAGAAGCAATTAACTATTTGTACAGTTTACATGAAATGCTAGACGGCAGTACAAATTCTCCAGTATCAATGACAACAAAATGGGATGGTGCTCCAGCCATTGTGGCAGGTAAAGATCCTGCGAGTGGAAACTTTTTTGTTGGTACTAAAGGTGTGTTTACTAGAAAGCCTAAAATTAATTTTACAGTTGCTGACATAAAAGAAAACCATCCTGCAGAAGGATTACAAGACAAATTAATACTAGCACTTAACACACTAAAACGTTTAAAATGGACCACAGTAGCACAAGGAGATTTCCTTTTTGCAAAAGACACATTAAGCGAACAAGAAATAGATGGTGAAAGTTATTTAACTTTCGCACCTAATACTTTAACTTATGCAGTACCAAGCCAAACTAAACTTGCTAGTGATATTGTTAAAAGTGAAATAGGTATTGTGTGGCACACAGAGTATGTAGGCGGACCTACACTAGCAGATACTACTGCAAAGTTTGGATTTGACAGTAGTGTATTAGGCGAAGCACCAGGTGTTTGGCATAGAGATGCAATTATAAAAGACCTAAGTGGTACAGTAACATTTACAGCAGGTGAAAGTGCAGACATTATGCAGGCAATTAGTGTTGCAGACCAGTATTTAAAAAGTGTAGACGGTGAAACATTTGCATGGTTAGGTAAAGGTACAGATTTAATTGGTAAAAACTTTTTACAGCAATTAAAAGCACATGCTAACAATCAAGTAAAACAAGGTTCATTTGACGAACCTACAAAATTTGCACAAGGCTTTGTACAAAAGTACATTGACTTTATGACAAAAGAAATAGACAAAGTTAAAACACAAAAAACTATAGATGCTAAAACAGAAATGATGGTAAACGGTGTTAAATTTATTAAAGAACATGTTCCAAGCATTATTAGTGTGTATGACTTGTATTTAAAAACCATAGAAGCAAAAATTAAGATAGTTAAAAAATTAGAACAGATCCGTGTTATGAATACATTTGTACCAACGGATGATGGTGGTTATGCAGTAACAGGCGAAGAAGGATTTGTTGCTGTAGACAGAATGGGAAATGCATTAAAATTAGTAGATAGGCTAGAGTTTAGTAGATTAAACTTTGGATCAGGAAAACCAACAACATGACAGAAGATGTAAAACAGGAAATGTATCAATTAGTAGATACAGAACTTAGCGAAAGTAGACTGTTTAGGTTTACTGCTAGTTTTTCACGTCTTGCAGGAAAGGATATTGCAGACTTATTATATTTAGAAACACTTGCAATTTATATGTTTGCATTAGACGGGCAACAACAAGATTACGGAACAGCATACGCAAGAAAAACTACACAATATGGTCCTTATTCAGTGTTTAGGACTAGTGCAACGGATATATACATGCTAGGCTTTGCTGTTAATAAACCTGAATACACAGGTTTAAAGTTAAAAAACAAAGAAAGAGACCATTTAAAAACACTACAATTTAATAATAGACAGCATTATATGTTTATGAATAAGATTGCTAGATACACCCCAAGTAGAAGTGAAGCAAGTTCTTACTTAATACGTTTAGAGTCTCAATTAAAAATTAAAGATCCAATGTTTAAGCAGTGGAGACGTTTAGTTTTAGATTGGGGAAATTTAAAGTACAGTCAAAAGCAGTATGTTATTGCAAAAATGACACAACGTATTAGACTCAAAGGCAAAGGTTCAGAAATATTTAATAATTTAATGGCTATGAAAACCAGCAGAAGATTTGATAAAGCACCAAATGAAAAACCTACAAGTAAATTAAAAAGAGCCGCCGCAACAGTTGGCGGTGCTTATGCTGGTAGCAAGTTAATTCCTAAAATTACTAAAGGTAAATTGGGGAGTAAAACTGGTGCTGGTATTGGAGCCATTGCAGGTTATTGGGCAAGTGGTCGTAAAAAGGTATAAATACAGTTATGCATATTAAAGATATTATAGTTGAAAACGAGCCACAACAAAGACGTCCAAAACTGTCTATGAAAGCATTGGATGTTAAAGCAAAAGAAGAATTGACAGATAAAATCTTCACATATCCTGGTGGCCCAAAACAAACAGAATACTTTAATATACCTTTTACAGCAACAATCCAACTTGCAAAAACAGAATACTACAACAGTAATCAAATATCTGTGGGTGCGGCTGTTGACAAAGCAGTAAAATATTATCAAGACAATCCAGATCAAGCAGAAAAAGAAAAAAACAACAAACCAGATAGAAAATTTGCAACTGCAAACATGAAACTCAATAAAAAAGCAGATCCAGATGCACCTAAGAAAACACGTGGTGCTCAACTTGGTAATCAAAATGCTTTTAAAGGTGGTCCTGGTATGATGTCAGCAATTGGCAAAACTATTAGTTCTATAAAAGATTTTGGAAAAGACGGCTACGTTAGTGGTGTAAAAAATGCTATGTCTAGCGGTAGCGATTTAAGAAAATCTGTTTCTGATAGATACACTAAGATGGCTAGAAAGCCTAATCAGTCTCCAAAAGACGTATTCAACTCATAAATTATAATAAAACGTATTACTTAAAAAAGCCTGTATTCTGGATAAATAACATTAACCAGGATATTAAATTATCCAAATCTAATTAGGAGTATTAAGATGGCACAAACAAGAGTAAACGGTGCGGTGTTAGATAACAGCCAACTTTTAGTTGGTTCTTTAAGCCACTTCATCATAGACGAAGTAGACGGTACTGACAACATTAGCCAATTTGGGTTCTCAGCAGGAGCGGCTCAAAAAGGTGAATTAGTTGTATCAGCATTAGCAACAAGATGTACACCAGTTTTAATCAACAGCATTTCTGCTACAGTAATGCACGTTGGTGTTGAAGGCAATCCTTCAGCGGCTGACTTACTAGCGGCAATCCAACCAGTACTAACTGGTTCAGGTGCAAACGCAACTGTAACAGCAGGTGAGTACAGAGTAGTCTAACTTTAATAAAGTTTAACAACTTATTAAAAATCCTCAACTAGGTTGGGGATTTTTTTTGGGCATTGTTTCACTTAATGTGATAAATACAAGTTATACAGGAGACACACATGAGTCTAACAAGAAGCGGAGCAATGGGTTCCGTCGAGGTACTAACAGGTAATATAGAATTTTTTACTTTGTTTACTACTTTGAATATAACAGTAACGGGTAATTATACCGACGATAGTCAAAAAGACTTTGAAAGTGTAGTTCAATGTATAGGATTGAGAGCAATGCCTACTGTGATGAACAATCCAGTAGCATTAAGTGGAGTTGGTTCTCAGCAAATAGAAAGTTATGGTGCACCAAGTTTAACAGGTGCAGGATGGATCTTTAAATTTGCTACAGAAATACCAGGAGCTCACACAGTTGATTCATTGAAAGACGAATTACACGGAATTGTGCTTAACGGGGGTGTTATAGATACAAAAAGTACTATAAACACGGAATTTACTAAACAGGATCTATTATAATGAAAGAACCACAACCAGAACAAAAGTTAGAACAGCAAAGTAGACAAGTTTATGCTGAATCTAATAACCTAGAAGCACACATCATAGCGGACATGCTCCGCATAGAAAGTATCACTACAGAACTAAGAGAATTTAAAGAAGATACAAAACACAGATTAAACAAAATAGAGAATTGGCTAGTTGCAATAGTAGGAACATCGTTCACTACATTATTAGCATTAGTAGTTGGTTTACTAGTAAACTTTTTTGGAAAATAATATGAAACTACACGAATTAATAGAAGCAAATCAGGTAAAGGCTAACGAAAAGAAACCTAAGAAACAAAAACCTAGTAAAGGTCACCAAAGCCCACATCCATATCAAGGAAGATTAGTAGGAGAATCTACTATAGAGGAAGCATATGGTGATAGTCACGAAATTACACTACAAGATGATGTTGACTTCAACGAAGAATTCGGTGTTATAGGCTATAGTTTGTGTGAGCAAGATACATTCGAAGCAGAATACCAAGGACGTAAAGTTAAACTGAACAAGCCTATGCAAGGTGATGTTAAGAAGTTTAAAGTTTATGTAAAAGATCCTAAGACAGGAAATGTTAAAAAGGTAAACTTTGGTCATGGCGGTAGTTCAGCAAAACGTAAAACTATGCGTATTAGAAAAAGTAATCCTAAAGCCAGAAAGAGTTTTAGAGCAAGACATAATTGTGAGAATCCAGGACCTAAAACGAAAGCACGTTATTGGTCATGTAGGAAATGGTAATATGCGTTTAGACGAGATAGCAAACGAAGAAATCTTTGAAGCCCGTATGGTATGGCGTAAAATGGGTAAAAAGATTAAACGTGCTGTTAGATGTACAACAGGCAGACGTAAAGGTAGAGTTGTGAGTAGCCCTGCACAATGTTCTGCGCCTATTAACATGAAAAAGAGAATGACGTTAAAACGTACAAAAGCAAAAATGGGTAAAAGACTTAGTAGAAAGGCACAGAGAACTAAAAGACTTAATCCAGCAAGTAGACGTTTAAGACAATTAAACAAAAGTACCAGTAAGCGAAGATAAATGAAATTTAAAGACGTTAGAACAATTGAAACTATACTAGCAGAGTACGGCATGAAACAAGGTGCTAGTACACCAACATCTCAACAACAAACTGGTGCAACTGCAAAAGCAACAGCAACAGCAAAAAGCCCAACAACTCAAACAAAGACTCCTACAAAAGATTTAGGCAGTCCAACATTAGGCGATAAAATACCTGAACCAAAAGAACCACAAACTCCACAACCACTTGCTAAAAAAGCCAGTGAGTTAGAAGTAGATGCAGAATACAAAGATGATAAAGGTGAAGTTGCCGGAAAGGTAGTAAGTAAGATTGGAGACAATCCACAACCAGATAAAGTTGTAATACAAGATCCTAAGGGTGAGTATCAAATCGTAGATCCAGACCAAGAAGTTTTTATTGATGGTGAATTAGAAGAAGGTAAGATTGCTAAAAAAGTTCATAAGAAAGCACTTAACAAATTAAAGCCTCATCTTAAGAGAGGAAAAAGTAAAGTAAAAAAACTTGCTAGATTAAATTTACATGAAGCACAACAAAGATTATTTGAAATAAATTTTAGAAAAAAAGAAGTTATTAACAGTTCACTTGATGCACAAATACGTTGTGGTTGGGAGGCTGAAAGTTTATGGGAAGATTTAGAAGAGCAATCAGATGATGTAGACAACATGTCAATACAAGAAGTTGACGATAATTTTGGTGGTGTTGATTGGGATAGTATTTCAGAACATTTTACAGATTGGATATACGAAAACAAAGTAGAAGACCATATGGATGATGCTATTAGTGAATTTGTTAGTGAACGTGAAGATGATGAAGACTTTTTAAATGATTTTATAGAAAATGAAGGTATTGAAGAATCAGATTGGGACCATGTTAGAGAAGATGCACTTAGACGAGAATATGGTGATGAACGATTTGAAGAAGAAGGCGCAGAAGCACTTTCAGAATTGTACGGATACGAAGATGAGAACTGGGCAAGGGAATATGTAGATGAATACAGACGTAGTGATTTTAGAAGTTTCTTAGAAGAAATTGCTGGAGATGACGATGATGTAAGACAAGCGGCATACGAAGAAGCCAGTGAAAATTATGATTATGATGATTGGATTAATGACCAATATTATGGCATGAGTTCTTTCTGTGATGATTATGGTATTGACGTCAGCAGTCACGGTAGTATAAGCGAAGTTGCAGACAGATTAGAAAAGTTTATTAGCGAAAAAAGTGCATTCCATGACCATTTACCCGAACATGGTCAGTATGGAGATACATCAGGCAGTACCACAGAATATGCTGTAGAAACAGACAGTAGTATAGACGGATATGGTACTGGTGCAGAGATTATATCACCTGTGTTTAGTACACCAAGAAGAATGTTAGCAGAAATGGAAAAGTTCTTTGAATGGTTCCAATCAGAAGGTGTTGCAACAAACAACAGTACTGGATTACATATTACTATGAGTTATGATCCACAAGAAGGTGAAACTGTAAATCATGAAGAAGGTTCAAGTCTAGTAACAGCAAACAAAGTAAAGATGGCTGTGTTGTTAGGTGACCAATACTTATTAAGTGAATGGGGTAGAGGCAGTAACAATTATGCAAAAAGCCAATTGGAAGATTTAAAGAAAGCAATACAAAAATTAAAAGTCGAAGGTAAAGGTACTGAGGGTATAAAAAATGCAGAAAAGTTTTTAGCAGATAATATTAGTAATGACAAGTTCCGTTCAATACATTTCAAAGGTCAAACAGATTCAAAAACAAATACAAAATTGATAGAATTTAGAATAGGTGGTGGTGAAGACTACCATATGGAATTTAAGAGAGTGTTTAGTTCAGTAGTAAGATATGCTACCACAATGATTGCTGGACACACGGACCAATATCAAGGTGATTATGTAAAAGCATTAAGTAGACTGCTTAACAAAATGAATGAAGTGACTACTCAAGACAAAGAAGAAGTAGAAAATTTAAAAAGTTCTGCAGAAGATTATGCAGGACATCCAATATTGGATAGCCACAAAGCAATAGCAAGTTCAAACAATTATTTAGATTTTGTAAGTAAAATGCTTGATTCAATGAAAACCTTAAACAATGCTAAAAGATATCTTGAACCAGATGCAGATAAAAAATGGAAAGCCAGGTGGACAGAGTATTTAGAACACACATCAGATGAACTGGAAGATTTTGACAGTACATTGAGAAAAAGTTTAAATGCAATTACAGAAAATATAAACGAAGCACCCAAGGCAGGTAACGAACCTATTAGAGGATACGCCAGACCTGAAATGCGACCACCTTCAGAAACAGCAGTTAATGTGAGAAACAAAGGTATTAGACAGTTTGCAGAAGCAATGGGCATGTTAGCCTTAGATATACATAAAGGAAAAGCAAGGTCACAACCAAATGCTAAAAGTATTGGAGCATTAAGAAATTTCTTAAAAATAAACGAAATAAGTGAGGCAGATGTAGACGCAAATATGAAAATGGCAATGGAAGATTTGCAGTTTGATAGTGATTTAAGTCCAAAAGCCAAAATAGACATAATTAGAAAAGGTATTGCAACGTTATTTAAAAGGGATATAATTGTTAAACCAGACTATATCACAGCACCTCAAGTAGAAGCATTAGTTAAAGGTCTTTGGAATGTGTTTAATGCAGAAGGATTCAATTCTAAAATAGCAGATGATGTTAAAAAACTTTGTGTTAAATTACGATTAGGTGATGCTTCATTAAACGTAGAACAAAAAGAAATAGAAGTTGACATAAGCAGAATGATTGACTCAGCCATTGCAAAAAGAGAGTTTAATGACTTTTATAATCATTTAACTAGGGCTAGTTACAGCAATACAACGTACCTAGTTGCACCAGGTCACATATATAATAAGAAAAGTTATAACGAATTAATAAAGTTTGTTAAACAAAGCAAGCCTTACACAGAACCTGTAAGCAGAAGCCATAACCCTAACATATACAATGATGACAGTTATGAAGAAAATGCACTAAGCAAATATACATTATTGTTAAGAAGAAGATTTGCTCATTTAGAAGACCAACATGATACTGATGTGAGTGTTGCAAGACAATCCTTGAAACGAATTTTAACCCTTACTGATGATTTCTTTAAAGAAAATAAAATTTTCAAAGACGAACCTTGGGAAAAGATTGTTGGTATTCCTGAATTAGACATACGAAATCCAGAACCAGATAATCCTAGAGTTAAAAAAATGTCTGAAAAAGACAAAGAAACATATTTAGAATTATATAGTGAAGCAGATAGTCAAAACTTTCTAGGAGTAATGATATACAGACTGGAAAGATTAGAAGGTACGTCATCAGATATTAATTCCGGAGAAACAGAACGCAGAACTGTTAGTGTAATGAGTGAATTTGTTACTGACACAGTAAGAGAATGTTTAGGTGCTTATTATAAAAACAAGGATCGTTATCCACAATATTATGTGATACCAGAAGTTAAAAGTCTTATTAAACGAAGATTTGAAAATTTAGCAACATTTATGCGAGGCGTAGATAAGGTATTTGTAGACAACGGATTCGAAAGTCAAGATACATCTATCAAACGTAAGCAACAACTTGATACTGATGCCGAAAAATTTAGAAAGAAAACAGCAACTCGACCAGTGGCTACAGTAAATATACCTGCTCACAGTTGGGTATATATGAAGCCAGAACTTCATGAAGAATTAAGAGATTTACGAAGAGAAAATGCTGAACCAAGCAGAGACTTCCTTAAAAAGATGGTTGATAGTGCTAACAATGTAGGAGAATATGCAGGGTCATTTTCAGAGCATATAGGAATAATAGTTATACCTGCGGCACACTGGAGTCAAGTAAATGATGCATTAAATGGCATGGACCTTATCAAACTACAACAAAAAGTTGGTAATAACAGTCAGACTTGGAGATTAAAAAATTATCATAAAATATTAGACGAATTTAAACGTGTATATAGGCATCCTCAACCAGATTATATTTTCAATAAGTGGGAACAACTAGATGGTACTGATAGAGATTATATAAGCAGAACATTTAATATAGAGTTTACTGGTAAACTGGATGGCAGAGTTGGTATGGGTGATGTTGATGAATTACTGCCTAACGAAGAAGCAAAAAATCAAGTGTCAGGTGAACCATTAGAAACGAATAGTGCTATATCCTGGTCCATAAGCGATGGCAATTCAAAAAAACAATTTGCGGCATATGACTGGAACAAGTATCATGGTAAAGATGCAGATGCTCTTAAGAAAGCAGTTGCTGATGAAATGAAAAATGGAACTGGATTTTACAAAGCAATACAACAGGCTCTAGAAGATAAAAATCCTTCAATTAAAATTGATAGAGATTTAATAAATGTGGCTGGTGTAGAAGATTACACAGAAACTTCATCAAACACAATAGGTAAAAAAACAAATTGGATGAACCTAGCAAACTACTTTAAAATAGAACATGGTGTAAATAACCAAGGTATAGAATTATTGAAAAAAACTTATGAAATGTTTGACAATACTGCCTATGGTAAATTTGCTTCAGAAGGTCATAGCATAGAGAGATGGTTGGATGGTGTTAAGAAAGCCAAAAAATATATTGAAACAAATTATAAAGAAGCCGGCGGAAACTATTTTAGAAAGAATGCAGACGGTAGTGATGGCGATGATGTCAGTGGAGTGTATGGGAACCCATCAGGACCCACAGTCGGTGAGTTACAAGCAGATGGCGTAATTGAAGAATATTACGAACAAATGCGTCAAAAGTATATACAATTTGATAGTATGATGAAAGATGGCATGGGATATTATGTTTTGAGATCAGAAGTAAACAGTCTGGTAAGTTTTTTGAAAAATCCAGACAATGATGAAGAATTCAAAAAGGCTGTTATGAACAAGTTAATAATAGACAAATCAAACGCCAGTAGTGAACTGCCAAGGACTTTCCAAGATGCATTAACCCAAGGCAGACAATACCTAGCTCAGAATGAAAGTGTATTTGCTAAATTTGATAAACTACCTTTACAAGAACAACTAGATATTTTAAATAAATCTAAA